ATTTAAAGGCAGAGTTAGAAATTCAACACTTAAATGAAAAACTAGATCATCTGTTGATGCATCAGTGGAATAGGTTAGCCCAAATACAAGAAATACAACTGGATTTGTTATCCGAAATGAGTAAAAAACGCGAATAAATTGGCTCAATATACTCATACTTAAAGCGTGTTTTTATAATAGTGTATACTAGCTCAAACCTGAGCTGATAGTTACAGATATTTGCTTAAGACTGTTAGGTTAAATTTGAGCTAAATTCTTTTCAGCCCAAATACGTTTTTCATGGAGTAATGTTGCAAATGGCATTCTGCCATTGAGTGGTAGGATTAAACCAAATTAATATATTTACTCGATTGATTAAGGCTTGATTATAAGAGGATCAATTCGTTGAGCGATAAAATTTAGTTATAGGTTTATTCATTTGGAAATTATATTTCTGAATAAGCTGTCAAAAATAGGTTTGTACAACAAAGCCGTGTAGAAATAGAACGTTTAATAAGATATGAGTTCTTCTAAGTTTTTAATTAAATATTTAAATCATTTTTTTATATTTGATTTTATGAATGTGTTGTGATAAGGGGTAATGTGAAATTTATAATATATCCAATTTTAATAATGGTTATTATTCAACCTTTTATTAGTGATTATTTTTTTGAAAAAAGAGCAAGACAGTTGGCGCTAGATGATAAAAATATTATTAGGGGGTGCTTGTTCTTAGAGAAAAAATATCGTCATAGAAATAGTAGTGATTTTTTATTATATGATGTGAATATTGATGGTAAAGTTTATAGTACCATGGATATAAGTATTAGTGGTTTTCCATATTACGCTAAACAATTTACTTTTGAAAGAAAAATGGATGTCAATATTTCTTGTTATAAGATTGAATATGTAAAAGTTGGTTATTGGTTTTTTGAAAGGAGGTATATATATGATTTATCTTAATGAAAATAATATGAATGTTTTTTTAAGGTTTTAGGCTTGGTTAGGTTTTTAAAATAGTTTTTTTTGATTTTTTATAAATATAGATGAATTAACATGAGTAAAGTTGGAGGTGAAATAAGTAATGTTTTAGAGATAAGCTGTGATACAGTAGATAGTGAACTAGCGAATGCAGTTAGCAGTAAAAGTATTGGATGAGGCCGTAACAGATTCTGCCTTCTTTTTCTTTTTTCATCAACAGGGTTTATATCGTCTTTTAACAAGGCCCTAGATTCATCTTTCTTTTCACGGGCCTCTGCAAGTGAAACAATAGGATATTCACCAAAACTTACCGTTCCTTCCTCTTAATGTATATTTGAATCGCCAGATTTTCTTGCCAGTGGGTCTAACTTCAATGTATAACCTTTCTGCATCAAGCACTCTATATACTTTTTCTTTAGACTTTAGTGATTTTATTTTAGTATCTGATAGCATTAAGTTACCCGCAAAAGTCCCCGTTTTTTTTGACAGATTAGTGCGAACTAATACAGACTAAAATAGATTAAATTTAAAGTTAAATAAAGATTTATATATATTTTCTAAATTAATATAGATTTAAGAAGATCCATCAGTGAATATTTTAATAGCTAATGCACATTTGTTATTTAAGCTATTGATTATATTAAGTTGTATTTATTTTATTGATAATGTTACCCGCTAAGTTACCCGTTTTTTTAACATCTATATATAAAATAAAGCCTGCTAAGAGCAGGCTAAACCCTTCGGTTTAAATTCTTCAACTTTTCGCTTCACATAAGACTCATGCCAAAAGACATCTTTCTTATTGATCCGTACTGGTTGCTCAATCTCGCCCAATTTCACTTTATTGTAAAATGCATCCTTCTTAATTGAAAGGAGCTGCATAAATTCTTTCGCTCGTACACGACGATCAATACCCATCATTTCACCTCCAATCTTTTACCCGCTTTTATTTCTGCATCAGTGGCGTGTCTAACTCTTGGCGGCTTCCAGCAAAAACCCTTGTAGTCTAACCAAACACCGCCATTTTTATAGACACCAAGTACGGGCCATAAAATAGTATTCCTGGGGTGTGTTTTAATAACCTTATCCCCAACCTCAAAAATATTGTGCTGGCGGCGGTATTCGAGAAGAGCTTTCTTCAATCGTTCTGAATGCAGCGAACCATTATCTCTTAGCTTGTATTTAGCACTTTCGTATCCACCTAAGTTTTCAATTAGATTCACTGGACACCTCCATACAACTTTCTACATCTGCGATGGCTTTGCGCAATTCACCAATATTTACTGTTTTATCTCGAACACCTGAATCACCCAAAGTCCAAGAGTAAAAATGATCATCACTTGGCGCATTAGCAACAATCTCTTTTGATTTTTCAAAACCGTGAATTGCAACCAACTCATGACTTTCAACAAGGCGTTTTAAGTCGCCAGTATGAAATGAAAGGCCATCCTCTAGACTGCAAAACCCAAATCCCATCTGAACCAGCTCCCTTGATCTTTGAAGTCCATTTTTTTGAAAGTATTTCACTGCATCATTCAAGACACTTCTCCCAAACTCTTCACCACACCAATCGGTAACCCAAACACATCCTTAAAAGCCTTATCAAATTCACCGCTTGCAATGAATGTGTCAATGCAGTTTTTCGGCTTCTGATGCTCTGCGATATAACTGCTCAATGCCTGATATATACCGTTTGAATTTCCCTTTGTTACACCGACATAAATCTTGTCATCAATGTTTTTGATTGAAAATCCAACATCAAGATTTGAGGCATCAATGATTTCCATAAATGGCTCGAATTCACCCTGATTAAAAATCAGATCAAATGGGATTTCTTTATGCAGCTCATCACAAACATAGTTAGCCAGTTGAAGTTTTGTTAATTGAATTTCAGTCATTGGCTGGCTCCATCTCAATAACCTCATCTGTGAATTCACGAGATCCTGGAGTTGCAAACTTTTCGGTTGCTCCATATTCTTCCTGCAGATAAGTATTAAAGAATTCAGATTTATCCATCACACGAAAGCCTTCAGGTAGAGCATCTTGAGCTTGCTTAAAGATAGATTCTAATGTTGTTCGAGTAGGGTATTGGCCCAAAGGAAGCGACATGGTGACAACTGCTTGCTGCCCAGACGCTTCTTCAACCGCATAAACCTTCATTTCAATTTTAATTGGTGCATTCATTCTCATTTGGCTGGCTCCTGTGCTTCGATCATGGCGTCATAAACATCAGCATATTTAAATGCAGATAAACGACCATCAACCGCTTTGGCAGCATGCGCCATTTTGTTTGTGCACTTTCGTGGCATTAGTAAAAATCCTTCAGGAACCGCTTGGGCTTTGGCTTCCTGCTCAATAGCATTTGCGAAGTCATAAACATATGCATTTAAGTCCATGTTTCCACTTGCTTGTGGCTTTAAAGAAAATCCGTTTGCCAAAGCCAATTCTTTAATTCTTTGAATATCCATCACGCCACCTCATCTTTAACCACTGGCACAATCGTCAGTTGGCCGCCTGTTGTTGATTCAATCAATTTAGTGAAATAACCAATTGCATTACCTAATGTTGTTTCATCAGCTTGAGCGGGGCGCTTTATCAAAATATCAATCGCTTCTAAAAGTTTTCGCTTTTCATGCACTTCCATCACGCCACCTCATAGAAGCGCTTAGCTTCATCAAAATCAGAAGTAATTAACTCAGCACTATCTTTGTAGCAGTGCACGATTTCACCGTACTTAAAAGCTTGTTCAGCCTGCTGCATGTTTTTGCACTGGTACATTGGCTCTTTAAACCAGTCTTCTGTATAAAACATTTGTTCCTGATGTTCTTCAGCTGTGCCTTCCCATTCTTGAACCTGAAAGTATTCATCAAATGATTCAATCATGAACTCATTACCCTCAGCTTTAGTCATAGCTCTGTAGCGAGCCAAAGCACGTTCAGCAATTTCTTTTGATGCAGCAGGTGACTGCTCATGTGGACTGTCATCTTCAGGACAGATCCCTACGCACCACAATTTTTTAGATTCCATCACACCACCTTCTTATATTTTCTATAATATTTTGCAAAACACCATGCGAACCGCTTTCTACCAAACCCTAACATCTGCTCACCATTCTGAATTTTGATGTGTCGAATCTGGTGTGTTGTGCCTTCATCAATATTTATTGCAAGTTGACCAACCTTAAACATCACGCCACCTTCGCCAAATTAATCTGACGATGCACTTCCACAAATTTAGACATCATCGAATTGTCCAAATCATTCACAAAAGATTTGCCGTATTTAAGCCACTGTAGGCTGAACAACTTAAAGCGCCCAATCATGTAGTCACTCATTAAATAACTCGGTTGGATCTGACCGCGCTTTGCAAATATCTCACCAGTTTTCGTGCCTTTTCGAATAACGACACGGTCTTTTTTGACTTTGATTTCATGTCCACCACGCACACACCACTCCATAAATGCAGGGCATAGCTCGTTAGGTAAACGAGAAATTGTATTGATATGTTCAGTCATGCTGCCACCTCAACTGGATTTAACTCAGCAATGATCTGATCAATTTTTTGATTAAACCGAATCACTGACTGCTCAATACCTGCAATATCCAAATTCTCTGCATTCACCCGAATAACTACCAGTCGCAAATGCTCAGGCAGGCGAGGGTCATAGCTAACAAAGTCACACCACTTGCGGCGCGTACAAGCCAATTGCCAGGTGATCTGTTGCACATATTCAGCAGGTACTTCCTTGGTTAAAATGGTATTCAAATGAGTTTGCGAGCTTGGGCATTTAGCCTCAATTTGACCATCTTTGCCCACCAGCCCATCAGGACTAGCGCCACTCATTTTGATAACTGGGTGATCAATCAGACCTGTGCCAATTACAAAATTACCAGTCTCATTTTCATACGCAGCAATTGCACAAGGCTCCTGATCAATACCCCATTGCATCAGACTATTGGTTTTGGTTTCCTCTTGAACGCCAGTAAGGCGCTCAGTCAGAATAGTTAGGGTTAAAGCATTGTGTGCTTTACCTTTAATTGGCTTTGCATCCACATCCTTAATGCGACTTGCGGTTACTTTTCCACATCGGTCTGCAAACCAACCTTCACTACGCTGGAGAATGGTCATAGGTTTCTCCTTGGTGTGACAGGGCTTGATCTGCGAGTTCAGCAACTTTCTTTAGGTTTGCTGAGTGAGTAGTCCAGAAGTGTTTTTTACAATCACCTTTGGGTAGGGCGATATAAGCCTCCTGAAGTCGATTTGATCCGTATTGCGCCTCATTTTGAAGATGAGATAAAAACTCATCCTCAAATTCTTGATAGTCAGTAGGCACCGAACTCCCAATTGCTTTTTGAGTGTCAGTAAACAGCTCAGATCCGCCGACCGTAATTTCCTTGCCCTGCATTTCTTCGACCGTGTATTCGTTTCCAATTTCCTCTGGAAAGGCTTTGCGCAAAGCACCAGCTTCAGCACATTTAGCTAATTGGCCGCGCTTGCGCTTCGTCCACATTGAGTTCAGGCCGCCATCCTTAACAGTGGCGCATGCTTCTTCAAAATATTCGGTATGGCAAAACGGAACCTTGTCACCGTGGATGATCCGGTACACAGTCACGGTGCATGACTCTGGAACCGTGTGCACGACATTGCCAAACTTAATATCAACCATCGGGCCAAATACTGGCGCATCTTGACCTGCATACTGGTTGGTACGTGTTGCGGTAATTCGATGCTCAGTGATAGACGGCATAATCACATCACGCCATTGTGATTGACCTGTTTTAGAGTCCTTCACGCTCATTGGCACGATATGGCAAGGCTTCTTCATGATGTCGAGATTACGTGCTTTCGCATACTCAACCGCCATGATGATCGACTCAGGTTTTGCACCTGGAAAGATCGAAGATGTAAGGGCAGACCACATCGACTCATCAAGGTCATAATCTTTGATTGATAAGCCTAATTGGTT